GCCTGCTGAATTTAAATCAGCAAACGAACTACTTGCTTTACTTGAGGCGAGAAAGTCGCTTACAGACGAAAAAACGCGCATCGCATCGGAACGCAAAAGATTAAAGGAGCAACTTGATGGCATTGCGCCAAAGATTGAGGAGCTTACAAGCATGACCGTAACCGAGTTGGATGCTACGGAGCTGGAGACAAAACTAGGCTTGCATAAGGTGTCTAAGCAATTGATTGATGCGAAGCTAGAGGATATTGCCGAGCAAAACAAAGCCGAACAGCAAAAAGTCATTGATAGCAATAACCAGCTTTACAAAAGGCAAGACGAGTACACGAAAGCGAAACGCGAGCTACTCAAAGACCACAACGACCGCGCACAGGCATACGAGAAACGCAAAGCGGAGCTGCGCCTAGAAATCCAAAAAATTGAATTTGCATTAAGTGAAAACGGCAGTTCTGAGAATCAAAACGAGGCAAATTTTCGCGTGCTTACAAATTTGCAAGCCAAGCTCAAAGAAAAGTACCAAGCTGAGAAAGACAAGGAATTTGCGCCCATTGCGGAAAGCTGCCCATGCTGCCAGCGTCCGATGGAAAGTAACGAGCAAGAGCAACTCGAAAAATTCAACCTAGCTAAAGCCAACGCAATAAAACAAATAGTTGCTGAGGCGCAGGATGTAAAGACTAAGATTAACGAGGTGGCTGAGGAACTTATTAAAATTGCAAATAAAAGAGGCGACCTAACAGCCTACCGCATCGCAAAAGAAACCTATCTAAAAGAAGTAGAAAGCTCATTTGTAGTCGAGCAAGAACCTGCCGACACTTCCGAAATGCTGGCATTGAAAAACGCTATCGATACGCACAAACCTTACACACCTGAGGCGGCTTGTAACAACGCATTGAAGCAAGAACGCGAGCAACTAGATGAGCAAATCAAAGAGGTTGAGGCATCGCTTGTAAAACTTAGCCACATTGCCGATATTAACACCCGAATTGCAGAGTTAGCAGAAAACAAGCGTGCACTTGCCCAACAAATCGCAAGCCTTGAGCGCGTGGCTTTCCAAATTGACGCATACGAAAAAGCGCACATTGAGCTAGTCGAAAGCCGAGTAAACGCGAAGTTTGCTATTGTCAAGTGGAAAATGTTTGATGAACAAATCAACGGAGGCCTGGCACCAACTTGTGAGGCAACGGTAAACGGCACGCCTTACAACGATCTAAACACAGCCATGAAAATAAACGCTGGCCTTGACGTAATCAACGCGCTTAACTACCATTTCGGCATGTTTGCACCCGTATTCATTGACGCGCGTGAAAGCATTGTTGAGATAATCGAAACCGACTGCCAAGTGATTAGCTTGCAGGTGGATAAGGCGTTTGATGAATTGACTGTAATTGTGTAAGAAAAAAATGTATTTTTGATTGAGGATAGCGCGGAGGTAATTGGCCGCGTGAAAAGCGAAGCGTTTACGCCTTCCTCATTTCTTTTTAAACGCTAAATTTAAACGCTATAAAATGCAAAAAGAAGTCTGGAGAGATATTCCCAATTTTGAGGGAGCTTACCAAGTAAGCAATTTTGGCAATGTTAAAAGCCTAAGATTTGACAAGGAAAGAATTTTAAAGCCATCAGTTCACAAAGATGGGTACTTGTTTGTTACGCTTTACGGAAATAATTTAAGGAAGGTAAAATTGATTCACCATTTAGTAGCCGAGGCATTTTTAAACCATGTGCCAAATGGATTCAAAATGGTTATAGACCATATTAATGATATTCCAAATGACAACCGATTAAGCAATTTGCAAATCGTAACACATAGATACAACATTTGCAAAACGCAAGGAAAGTATGCAAGTAGGTTTAAAGGCGTTTATAGGTCTGGCAAAAAGTGGAAATCTCAAATTGTGGTAAATAACGAGGTGCTTTACTTAGGTACTTTCACTTGTGAAATAACAGCTCACTTGGCGTATAGTCAAAAATTAGCTACGCTTTAGCATATAATCCACTATAAATACTTATATTTGTTAAAAATATGCCTCAGACGTGAGGAACGTAATCCACCGGTCTTAATTGCTCGCGGTTCTCATCGTAGGGAGATAGGTTAGCCTTTCCGAGAAAAAGGCAAATGCGTCATTGGTGTAATTGGTAGCACAATGGATTCCAAATCCATTAGTCTAGGTTCGAGTCCTAGGTGTCGTGCAAAAGGTATAGGCGCAATAACTTCCTTCTTTTCAATAGAACGCTGACGGCTCGGAAAGACGAGCATCTTTTGTAACCAATTAAATTCATATACAATGAACACAACAACACAGCCAGCAGTGGCAGAAAAGGAAGTTGCAGTAGCGAAAGCCGCAGCATCCGAACGCTTTACAAAAGCGGTAATGAAAGAGTTTGAAAGCTCAGTCGGAAAAGTAGAACTAACACCTTTTCAAAAGAACCTGATTAGCAACTATTTTATTAAACTCGACCAGAGTTTGGCGCTTGCCGAGACGAAGCGCTTAAAGACACCTCAGGACAAACGAGAGCCCTTGCCTTACGCTTGGGAGAATCTAAACATGAACGCGCTTGCAATGCAGGTGGTGCCGCTATCGAGTGTAGGCCTTGACCCGTTGCAGCCAAATCATGTGAATCTAATTCCATACAAAAACAACCATACGAATAAGTATGATATTACGCCAATTATTGGTTATCGCGGCCTTGGGCTGAAGGCTTTAAAGTATGCACTTGAAGAGCTTAAAGATGTCATTATTGAGCTTGTTTACTCAAATGATGAGTTTCGATTGATTAAAAAGGATGTGAACAACGAGCGCGATACATATGTTTTCAATGTGAAAAATCCTTTTGATCGTGGAGATTTGCTAGGCGGTTTTTATTGCCAGCGCTACCAAGACGGAAAAGCCGACCGCATTCGAGTATTTACAAAAGCTGACATTGAAAAACGTAAGCCAAAATACGCAAGCGCTGAATTTTGGGGTGGTACAAACTACAAAGGTGAAAAGATAGAAGGTTGGTATGAAGAAATGGCATACAAAACCATTTGCCGCGCAGCTTACAACGATGTAATTATTGATAGCTCAAAAATTGACGCGCAATTCGCCAAGTTGTCGCAAATTCAAGATGAGTTTAATGCTGAGCCAACGCCAACAGAGGATATTACTCACGAGGTTGTCAATGAAACCGCAAGCCAGTCGATTGCTTTCGAGTTAGACACTAGACCACCTCAAGAAGAGCCAGCTCCTAAAAAATCAAAGGCAGCAATTACACCCGAAATAACTAATTTCCCTGAGTAATGAGAATCAACATTATTTCATCCGGCAGTAAAGGCAACGCCTACATAATCGAAAAGAACAACGCCGCGCTCTTAGTTGAGTGCGGTGTTAAGTTCGCCGAGATTCAAAAGGCAGTAAATTTTAACCTCTTAAAAATAAAAGCAGTGCTCGTGTCTCACGAGCACCAGTGACAAGACCACTCTAAATCATGGAAGCAAGTAGTTGGCGCAGGGATTCCGATGTATGCAAGCACAGGTACTTACGATGCGCTTAAAGTTGGTCCAGAAGATAGGATAGGCCGTTTAAATCAAGGATATTTAAGGGAGGTTTTCGGTTTTCTTGCTGGTTCATTTACCGCAAACCATGACGCAGCCGAGCCGCTTAACTTCATTATTGACCGCGTGCTATTCATTACTGACAACTACAAGTTACAATATGACTTTTCGGCATTCAAGCTAACCTGCGTAATGATTGAAGCAAACTACTGCGAGGAACTCATCAAAGGCAAAGCTGATGACTTTGTAAACAAGCGCCGCTTTCGCTCGCACATGAGCTTTCAAGCCGCTTTATTAACCCTAAAAACGCTCGATTTAAGCGAGTGCAAACAAATCATTTTAATTCACCTCAGCGATGGATATACGGATGAAAAACGCTTCATTCAGGACACTGAAAAGGCTTTCGGGATTCCGACTATTTGCGCTGATAAAAACCAAGTAATTGAGTTATGAGTAATGACAAGGAGCAAACAGTAGTTGATCAAATAGAAGAAAAACTAAACGCACTGGTTAATGAGAATGGCACTATAACTGACTACAAAAGCAACGTTTCTGAAATATTTAAACAGGCGCGCAAGACTTTTAAACAGCAGATTATAAAATGTTCAATTGAGACTACGCAATCATGTTGGGAATCTTTGGTTGAAGAGTTTAACCAAGAATTGGTATTTACAGATGAAGATTTGGATGCACAGAAGCAAGAAGCTGAATTTTATTACAACGAAACATTTAAAAACTACCAAAATGAAACAAACATTTTTAACCAAAGTAAGCTACACCAAGCAATTCGATAACGGCACATTCAAGCGCGTTGTTGAGCAATACCTATTCGATGGCCACACATTTACAGACTGCGAGGCTAACGTTTACACTCATTTAGGGGAGCGCATTCGTGGAGAGTTCACGATCATTAAGATGGATAGGTTTATGGTTGATGACCTAGTCAGTAGTGAAGAATATGGATTTGATAAGTATTTCCTAGTCAAACAAGAATACTTCAACATGGATGACCGAGAAATCAAAATGAAGTTGCTTGTTAACGCTGAAAGTATTGAAATGGCTCGAGATATGGCTGTAAAATACAATGAACAAGAATTAATGCGATTCGAAACACAAATCAAATCCATAGTAGAAACCAAAATTTTGGACTATTTCCAAAATGCAGAAACAATTGAGAAATGACCCAAACCAAACTAGAAAAGCGCTTCGCCAAAAAAGTGGAGCGATATTGTTTACAAAAGCAAACAACACCTTGGATAATTTGCAGCTCATTTGGCTACACCAACATGCAGGCCATTGGCCGATTTTTAACAGGTGAGGGCACCATCAGCGCGCAAACCATGGGATTGATTGATGAGTACATGAAAAAGAATAAGTAATCTAAAAACAACAACAATATGTGTAATTTATCAGAATCAGAAGAAGGTAAAAAAGCAAGTCAAATATTTGAAGAGCGTTGCAAATCATTTGAAGGGCGCTTATTAGAAGAGCAAGAAAAGCAAAATCAAAAACTTCAAGACATGATTTGGGGTACAGGAAAACCAATACTAAATCGCAAAGACTTGTTTACAGAAAACCCAACCTACGACCAAGTAATTGCAGCAGGATTCAAGCGTGAAGAGGCAGAAGACGACGTCTTTGAAGAGGCTCACGGCTATCCGTATTTCCTTGTCAATTATGAGGCGGATAACTTTATTATTGAATGGGATGTATTAAGCCATGAGCTCACATTGACAGTTGCTCATCAACTCATTGGCAAAATCACTTTTGATAAAGCCAGAGAAATAATTGAGCATTGCAGTAACCCTAAACAAGACTAACATGAAAACACCTGTAATTATTTTAATCACTTTGTGGTCAATTTCATTATTAATGACCGCGCATCTTCACGGGAAGCCAAAAGAACATGATCACAACTTTTTCAGAATGTTTGTGGCCGTGTGCTTAGAACTTTGGCTTGTGTGGTGGGCAGGCATATTCGATTAACCATATTCAAAAACTAACAATCTAAAAGCCAACTCAGTCAGTTGGCTTTTTTATTTACCTTTGAGTGTGGAATTTTGGAACAGGGAGGCGTATACGATAGCTCGGAAGATAACAAGCGACCGAGATATTCACCGCGACCTTGTTGCTTTTGTGTACATTTTACTGCATGACAAGGGAATAGTGCCGCAATCGCTGCCCGCCACATTTGCACGCTGGGCATATCAGCAATACAATTGGAAAGACAGCGCATTCAATAAGCAATACGCAAACTATCACCTCGACATTGACTCGATTGATTACGATAAAATCGACGAAAAATACCAAGATAACCACTACGGGCTGCTGATTGACGAATACTTTGACCAAGAAAGCGCAACGGAAAACGAGTTTTTTTGCAAAGAAATCGCTAAACTTGTCTTTCAATCAATGAGTTACCGCGAAATTGAACGTTTAACAGGCATCCGACACGACATTGTGTGCAATGCTATAAAGCAATTTAGAAATGATTTTAGGGATTTTTGCAGCAATAGGAGCGGCGCTACCGATATTCAATTGGGTGAGAACAACAGGGAAGCTGAATTTTAAGCCATTCTCCTGCTTGCCGTGCCTTTCGTTTTGGATGGCAGTTGTTTACTATCTTTGCTACTATCTTTTTGTTGATGCCAACGAAATGATATTTTTTAACGCATTTGCCGCCTATTTTGGCGCTGCATTATATTTGATTTATGAAGAAACTTCGTTTAATAATTAAAGGGCTTCGCGTGTTGATGCGACGCAATCGCCGTATAACTGACCAAGACCGCATTATGTCATCAATTGGGGCAATCCTAATCATTGAGCTAAAAAACGACCGCGCCTTGCGTCGTAAAATCAGAGGCACAAATCTTGAAGTAAAACTTAAAAAGTACATTTAACCATGAGCGTAACACTATCACTATCGCCTGAGCTACTCGAAAAGCTCGAATTTTTCCGCAAGTTTGGCAGCGCCAACATGTCTCGGCCTCTCAAACAAGAGCTGGCAATCCATTACAAAGAACTCACGGGCTCAACACTCAACATCGACTGCGGCACCTGTGTCATTCAAGCAATGCACCGTGTCAACGCGGCTACAAAAACCAAAAAAGCGGCCAAGAAAAAAGCGGACAACATGATCACAAACACTGAGTTTGACGGCATGAACTTCATGAAGCTCAAAAGCCTTGCGAAAGCCAAAGCAAAAGAGCTCGGGATTGAACTAGCGAAAGACGCGAAAAAAGATGAGTTAATCAAAATCTTGACGGATGGCCAAAGCGCAAACAACAACGAAGGCGAAGGCAACGACCAAGCCAGCGAGTAATACAAGAGCGGTTAAAAAGCCCGCGGTAAAAAGGCTAAAACCGATGGCGCTTCAAATAATCGAAAAGCTCGACTTGTTAGAAGACTTGGGATGGAACTACGCGGTAGAATGTATCGAGAACACCAAAGAACACGTTTCAGCTAGTGGCCGAGTTGTTAGCTTGCTCGATAGGCACATCCCTACTATTGACTATTTCTTACGGATTTGGATTCCCAAGAAAGTGGGGATGCCTTTGCTTGACCGCCGTACTTGGTACAGGTGGCTAGATGACGAAGGTGAGCGAAGCCACACTATAAAAAACATCGACGCTCAAATGAAAGCTATTGCCGTGGACATCGTAGCCAATGAAGGCAAAGGTATTTTTTACGCAAAGAATCGCTTAGGTATGCACGACCGCCAACAAATTGAAACTAAAAACGTTGACCACTTTGATTTCGACATTTAATGGCAACCATAAAAGGCTACAAACCACACGAAAAACAGCGCCTGATACACGACTCAATCAATAACGAGCCGTTTAAATACTACACGCTCAATATCGGTAGGCAGTTCGGCAAATCAATGCTTGGCTTAAATCAAATGCTTTATTGGGCAATCAATGATGCAGGTTGCGACATTGCTTGGGTATCGCCTGTTTACAAGCAATCAAAGAAAGTCTTTTCGGATTTCGAGAAATACACCCAAAATAGCGGCTTGTTTAACTTCAATAAATCCGAGCTGCTGATTGGAGGCATGGGCTCAAAAATTCAGTTCTTTTCAGGTGAGCGTCCGGATAACATTCGAGGCAATACCTTTCACTACCTGATAATTGATGAGACGGCATTTACACGTAAAGAGCTTTGGGATGAGGTATTGAGCGCAACCGTACTTGTCAAGGGCAAAAAGGTGCTTTTCATTTCAACGCCTAAAGGAAAAAACCACTTTCACGGCATCTATATGCGCCCCAATTACGATGAGCGTTATAAATCATTTACGTTCACTTCGTATGATAACCCCATGATTGACCCCGCTGAAATTGATGAGCGCCGCGCATCGCTACCTGAGCACATATTTAGACAAGAATACCTAGCCGAGTTTATTGATGACGGCGCTGGTATCTTTAAAAACGTGCGCGCTTGTATTGGCATAGGTGAAAAAGGCAGGCACTTTGCAGGCCTTGACATCGGCCGAGCGGATGACTACACCGTGCTATCCATACTCAACGACAAAAAGCAAATGGTTTACTGCGAGCGTTGGCGCCAAATGGAATGGACGCAAATAATTGACAAGGTAGCCGCTATAATCATTCAGTATAATGCCATGACCGCCGTTGAGGTAAACAATCAGGGTGATGTCTTTTATGAGATGCTACAAAAGAAATGCCGCAACCTCATCTATCCACACGTAACCAGCACCAAAACAAAGCCAATAATGATTGAGGATTTAGCGGTGGCATTTGAAGACAAATCGATTCAGATTCTTGACAAGGATTGGCTTATTGATGAGCTCGAAAACTTTACCTTTGTCTATAACAACAAAACGCGAAACGTTCAATATTCAGCGCCAAAGGGAATGCACGACGATAGCGTTATTTCTTTGGCCTTAGCAAATCAATCACTAAAAGAAAAACGAACCCGCGCCAAATACGTATTTGCATGACACACCAATTTAAGACATCCATTTCTCAAATCAAAATCGGACAAATCGCCATGTGGCTAAAATTGCTCGAGGGATTTGATGACCGCAAATTCACGGCATTGCTGCAAAATCTAGAATTTCGCACCCAAGTTGTTGCAATCATGCTGGAGATGCCAATGAGCCAAGCGCGGCGCATTGACGTTGATGACGTGTTAATGATTTCTGATCATTATATCACTTTGCTTTCGACCTACAAATACAAAGAGCCGCGCGAGCTTATAGAGGTCAAAGGCCAAAAGTTCAAATTTACGCCCAACTTTGGCGCATGGTCAACGGGTCAAATCATTGACGCGAAGCTACTCGATGTCGAAAGCCTGTACGCGCACCCCGAGCGGCTAGTCGCTATAATGTACATTGAGCAAGGTTTAAGCTATCACCAAGAAGATGCACACCAACAGGTCATAAACCCTAACGAAAGGCGCGAGAAGCTATTTGCCGAGCACTTTGATGGCGAGGAATTTTGGAACTTCTACAATTTTTTTTTGTCGAATTACGAAGACTGGAAACTCGCTATTTCGGGGATTCAGATAGCGAGGATGAGGATAGCAGCGAAGACGACGGAGAAGCTACTAAAGAAGAGGCAAAGGGCAACGAGGATGCGTGGTATCATTTCACGTCTGCGTTTGTCTTGGTGGCGAAAGAGCTGAATATACCCGTCGCAGAAATCGGCGCAATGCCTTATCAAAAGTTCTTGTTTTGGCAAAACTACCTACGCATCAAACAACAGCGCAGCACTATAATAAATGGTCAATCTTAGCGATTTAGGTATAACAGGTCAAGCAGCTCCACAAAGTGAGTATGAAAAACTGATACTCGGAATCGCAAACGACGTAACGCAACAGCTACGCGAGGCCATACTAGCCAAAGCAAGCAACTCGGGCGCGCTAGCTCAATCGGTTGCCTACTTTCCTACGGGCGTATTGTCTTTTCAAATCCAAGCCGATAGCTATTATAATTTTGTTGATGAGGGTGTGAATGCCCTACCCGCTAAAGAGGGCTACACCTATCGCAGGCCTCAGATGAGCGGCTCGCCTTATTCCTTTCGTTATGCTGGCGTGAGCTCCACAATGGCGAAAGCTATTCAAGGGTGGAAAGGCGGCGACATGCGCCAAGCCTACGCAACAGCATACAGCATAAAGCGGCACGGCTTGCAGGCTAAGCGCATTACTGAAATGGTATTCACTGATGAACTACTCACCAGCATAGGCGACGACCTTACCGCGCTCACAGGCCTACAATTTGACGTAAAATTTGAACGAAACACAAAGACATGGCAATAACATTAACACAGGGTCCTCAAAGAGTAGCGCCCGGTTGCAATCCTTACGAATGGACATTTAGCAGCACCGAAGCGGCGCAGCCTAATTTCAGTTTTATTGTAATGCTTTACATAAATGGCGCGTATCATTCTACTCACGAAACCTTTTTAGAGACTGTTGACGGGGGTAAATTTAATGCCGAAGGGGTATTGCGCAGCTACTTAAATTCAAACCTCATAACTGACGGCGCTTTGCTTACCAACTACTTTGAGGCCTTCGCAAAAGTGTATGTTGAAGTATTTGAAAAGTACGGAGCACCCCCTACAATTCAAAGCGGAGCGGCATCCACCCCATTGATAGCTATAAACGCCGCGCTTACTCACGTTGATTTTATCAATTGGGACTACCGAAATTACGATGCCTCGCGCAGTAACCCATTTACAGCATTCCCGAATACGGTTGATTTCTTGACGTATTGGCCTCGCAGTAAAAAAGCATTTGTTGGCCTAGACCAACGCGCATTTTTAGGCTTGCTTTCATTAGCAAAAAACATCAATTTCGTTTATACCCTTTATGATATTGCAAATAGTGTTGTTGCAACTGACACGGTCAATATCCTCACAAATGAGCTTGTGGTTATTGACTGCTCGCCTGCTACCATTGTGGCAAATACCAGTATTACAACACCTGATTTTGAAAACTCGGCTTACTATACGGTACAGGCGCAAGGCTTGGGAGCAGGTCTTAATACTGGCTTTTCTGAAGAGTTTGCTTTTTGGATAGATTTCGACTGCAAGCGTTACCCAATTAGGCGCCTGCACTGGCTCAATAAGTTTGGCGTGTGGGATTCATTCAGCTTTGAAATGGATAGTGTTGAAAGCGCCGAGGTTACAGCTCAAGATTACGAAAGAAATAAAGGCGCATGGATTGAAGGCGCACATACCTACCCTATTTATCAGGGACAAAACGTAACGGCCTCAAAGCAATCCAAAGCGCAAATGCTACTTAATAGCGATTGGATATCACCCGAGGTGCAGCAATGGTTAGTTGCTTCGTTATTTGAAAGCCCAAAGGTTTACCTTGAAACCCCGAGCGGATTTGAACCCGTCAAGGTTACAAATACTAGCTATCAACTCAAAACTCGCAAGCGAAACGGGTTGATTCAAGAGCAAGTAACGCTTGAGCGCACTTACACTTATCAAAGCCAGCTTAACTAATGGACACTGAACTCTACATAAATGAGCAGCTTGTACAGCTTGCGGAGCGACCTACATTTCCTTTTTCGTTTAGCGTATCAGAACTTACTGACCTTTCAAAGCGAAGCGGTGCGAGCTCTAAAACAATTACGCTGCCCGGAACGTCAATCAATCAGGCGATATTCAACAGCGTCTTTCAATTGACATCGGTTGAAAACCCAAACGGGCAGGCAAGCAGCCTTGTTGATTTTGACCCAACAATCAAAGCGCCTGCACAGGTGTATCAAAATGGTTTACTGCAATTCAACGGCACCGCACAGCTACTTTCCTGCAAGCGCAACGACGGCTTTTGGACATTTGAAATTACTCTTGTAAGCGAGATAATTGACTACGTGGCTAAGATGGGCGAGTTCAAAATAAATGAGCTCGATTATTCGGAATACGACCACATTTTGGATATAGCAAATGTTTCTGAAACCTGGGCGGGGTTTAATCAAATAAACGGCGGCTCTCAATCAATTAACACTGGGGGCGCATGGGATGGGGTCGGCTACTATTACGGGCTTATTGATTACGGATTTCCGCGCGTAAATGCCAATACCTTTGGTGTTGAGCAATTTCCTTTGCAGGTTTTTTGCTACGGGATAATGCAAAAGATTTTTGCTAAAGTTGGCTTGACTTGGGAAAGCGCCTTTTTAGAATCTAATCTATTCAAAAGACTTGCAATTGCTTACCAAGGCGGAGAATTACCAAGCGTAAGCCCAGCGCAAGCCGATACTGATAGCGCGCTGAATGTTGAAATTTCAGCAGGTGCATATATTTTAGAAGCTCAACAAGTTGGCGGTGTTCAAATTATAGATAACAACGGGACACCTGAATATGTGCCGAGTTTTGGCACGGCTACTTTTGCGGATGCGATTGATATATTTGTCAATCAAGATATACGATCACAAATGGTTAGTGAAGTGCCTGCGTTGTTTCGCTCGGCAGTTCGAGGCTTGTTTAACTTCCATTACTTTGGCCGTCATGCCATTGATTTAGATTTTGATTTAGCAGGCGCCACAATTGTAGGTGTAAATGCTACTTATACACTACGCGCGGTCATCTACAAGAATAACACTGTGTTTGCAATTGAGGATGTCTATACGGGTCCGATTACCTCCACAGCACTAAGCCAATCATTTACCATAGACTTTGACTACTCGCGACAAATGAACTTGCTGATTAATGATGAGGTGCGTGTATCGCTGCGCCTAATCATGGCATTTACAGGCATAGACCTCGCGAGCTTTTCAGGGCAAAATATAAGCTACTCGGTTAAGGTGTCAAGCATTGACACGCTTGTCAATTTTGAAAAGGCGGTTGCTCAAATCGTGCCGGGCAGCACGGTGTATTTATCCGCGTTACTTCCTGACATGAGCGCGGCTGATTTCTTTAATGGCTTTGTAAAAATGTTTAATCTTTTGGTATCGCCTGATAAGTTCGAGCCAACAAAACTGCTGATTGAGCCGCTGATTGAATACTACAAGCCAAGCAATGAAGCGGTTATTGTTACACATAAACTTGATGAAAGCGAACAAATCGAAATCGTACCTTCAGCAAATATAGCCTCTAAGCGTTATCAGTTCCTTTGGCAAAAAGACGACGACTATTTCAATGTTGACTACTTCAATAAGTTTGGTGAGCAATTTGGCTCGTTTGAGTTGGTCAATGATAGCCAGCTTGCAAATAGCACAACCACCTACCAATTACCATTTGCGCAAAAGCTCATGGCAAATATACCATTTGACGATGGCACCTACACGGGCTTAATTGTGCCGCGAAACTTTACCGTAAACAACGGAGCGGTAACCCCGAAAAAAGGCAAGCCGTTTATTGTTCAGGTAGGCAAAGGAAATTTTGAGGTTGCTGACTTTAATGTCATTGACGAACTTGGAGCAACTAACGCTTTTAGTGTTTATCCATACGTTGGGCATTTGGACCAAATAACAAACCCAACATTTGACTTGAATTTTGGGGTGCCTGACGTGCTTTATTGGAATAGCGCAACGTTGCCGCAAGCAAATCTTTACCAATATCATGAGCAGTTCTTGAAAGAACTTGTTTCGCGCTATGGCGGTCTAGTCAAATGCTCGATGCGATGGAATGAGGCGGATATTTACGGCTTAGATTTCCGCTATTTGCTGAATTTAGACGGGGTTGTTTACCGCCTACAAAAGATTCAGGACTACAATCCAACAAATGACAACAGCACAAAAACCGAATTACTTAAATACATACTATAATGGCAGATAAGCAAGCAGTTTACACCGTGCGCGTTGACACGGGCAACACAATTAACGACATTAATAGCTTTGACAAGGCGCTAAATAACCTCAATAAAGACATTGATAAGACGCAAAACAACCTATCCGACAGCAAGGCAAACGACGATTTTGCCCAACAGCTCGACGCGCTTAATAAAAAGGTCGAGGCAGGCGGGCTTTCAATGCGTCAACTCGGCAAAGTGGTACGAGAATACCAATCTATTGCCATCGCAGCAGGAGATAGCTCACCAATTGGTCAGGATGCCATTAGGGCAGCGGCCGAGCTTACTGATAGAATGGGTGATATTCGCAGCCAAACAACGGCTTTGAGTTCTGATTTTGTAGGCCTAGACACCGCGGTCATGGGTATTCAAACGGGAGCGGCTGTATTCGAGGGTGTTCAAAGTGCTATTGCCTTGACGGGTGTAGAGAATGAAAACCTCATGAAAACAATGGTTAAGCTGCAAGCCGTGCAGGGAGTAGCCAACTCAATAAATACCATTGCGGTAGCACTTAACAAAGAAAGCGTGCTAGGTTTGCAATTACGGACAGCTTGGGAAAGGCTTTACACAATCGCAGTAGGTCAATCAACGGGCGCTATGAAGTTGCTTCGCATCGCTATGCTTTCCACAGGCATCGGCGCGCTAGTTGTGGGTGTTGGTTTGCTTATTGCAAACTTTGAAAAGGTTGTGTCCGTAATTGGTAAATTCTCAGGAGTTACCAAGGTTCTGCAATTCTTTGGCGTTGTGGATGATGACGTAACAGCTAAGAATAAAAAGAACAGCCAAGCGCGCAGTAATTACACTAAAAAGGAAACCGACCTGCGTGTCAATGAATTGAACCGCGAGCAAAGTAAAATAGCTGCCCGCTATGACCATGAAATCAACATGGCCAAAGCAGCAGGCAAAGACACAACAGCGCTCGAACAAAAGAAACGCACTGAGATGCTTAAAACAGGTCGGGCCATACTAGCCGAGCTAAAAGTGAAACAAGAGGCTTACAGAGCAGAGTTAGCCATGTTAATTAAGCTGGGAGATGCTGATAGCAAGCGAGCAAAGGACTTGAAAAAGTTTATATCTGACGGAAACAAAGACATTAAAGAGCAATACAAAACTAATACAGATAACGCAAATGCCATTGAAGTGGCAAATGCTGAAGCGGTTAAGAAAGCAAATGATCGTGCGGTAGAGCGCAAGAAAAAAAGAGATGAAGAACTTGCGCAAATTAAGGGTTTTTTAGCCGATGCGCAAACATTAACTATGACGTCTGAAGAAAAAGAGTTTAAATCCATTCAAGATAAATACGCCGCGGAAATTGCTTTAGCAACCAAGCATTACGGCGCCAAATCGCAACAAGTTCAGGATTTAGAAATCGCTCGAATGAATGCTGAAAACGACCTAAATTTAAAATACCAAAACGAAGCCTACGCTAAACAAAAAGAGGCCGACGACAAGAAGCTAAAGGAAACAGAAGAAACAGAAAAAGAGCGCCTTGCTTTGGTGGCGCAGTATGAAAAATTGATAATGGACGAATACCAGCTCGAACTACGCAACTTTGAAGACGCGCAAGCTGAAGAACGTAAAGCACTTGACAAAGCATTAAAGGACAAAATACTAACGGAGCAAGAACATAAAAAAGGCATCGAAGTTCTCGAGGCACAGCATGCTAAAAAGGTTGAGGAAATCAACAAGAAAAAGAATGACGCTATCAAAGAGCAAGATAAAAAAACTCTTGAGCAAAAGCTGGCATCCGTTCAAAACATGATTGACATAGCGCAAAGGGTGCTTGATAGTCTAAACGCTATCAATGACCTTGTTAAAGTTGCGGAGGAAAATCGCCTGAATGAAATCAAGCAAACAACGGCTCAAAAAAATGAGGTGCTTAATCAGCAACAGCAAACGGAGCTTGCGCAACAAAATTTAACCGAACAGCAAAAGCAATCAATAAATGACAAGTTCGCAAAGCTCAAGTATCAAAATGACCTAAAGGCATTTCAGGAAGAGGACAAGATTAAGCGCGCGCAGTTTAAAAGAGACAAGGCCTTGCGTATTGCTCAAATCGCTATCGACACGGCAAGCGCTATTGCTAAGGCTATCGCCACTTATGGGCCACCCCCTTCGCCTATGGGGATTTTTGGTATTGCATCGGCTTCAGCTATTGGTATCGCGCAAGCGGCGGCGGTTGCCTCACAGCAATATCAAGGCGGCACAATGCCACAGGCGCCGAATGTTTCAAGCGGAGTTGGAGCTGGAGCATCGAGCTTTAGTATTGGCACGAATACACAGCAAACAAACATGCAGCAAACCAATACGCAAACGAGCACGCCATCAGTTACCTCGGTTGTTGTGCTCGAGGTCAACGACTTTAACGAGGTAGCCAATAAAGTGGCTGTTCAGGAAGCAAAATCAATATTTGGATAACAACACCAAAACACAATAAGTATGAAAAGAGACCTACCACTTTACGACATAGGCATCGACCTAAACGACCCGGAAACAACGGTATCATTTAACAGCCTTGTCAAATCGCCTGCACACGAAAAGCAGTTCGAAACGTTCAGCTCAAAGCAGCATTATCAGTTCAATGACGATGAGCAAAGCATCACGGGTGTAATGATAGCGGCCGACACGCCCATTTATCGCTACGATTCCAAGACCAAAGAAGAATACTACGTACAATTTGGAAAGCAAGCGATTAAGGATATTGTATTTGACTACGCTCGCCGTGGCAATTTCAACAACGTTAACATCGAGCATGACGGTAAGCAGGTTGTTGAGGGCATTTTTATGACCATGCTGTACACTATCGACGAAGCAAAAGGATTCACAGCACCCGAAAGGTTTAAAGATGAGACCGACGGCACGGTCATTTGTAGCTACAAAATCACCGACGCCGATGTTTACCAGCGCGCCAAAGATGGTGAGTTCAAAGGATTCTCAATAGAGGGTGTTTTTGCCTTGTATGACAGCGGTAAAACGTCGGATGGATTCAGTAATCACGAAACCGAAATAGATGCTTTTATCAGCAGCTTAGAAGCAATTGTAAAACAGCTTAGCACAATAGGTAAATAGAAACTTTATGAAAGAGAAATTCGAAAAAATTAAATCCTTGTTTGCTACAATCACCAAAATGATTGGCAAATTTTTTGAGACCACCCTTGAAGATGGCACGCTTTTAAAATGGGAAGGCGACCTTACAGTTGGCACACCTGTATTTGTTGTTGATGGCGAAAACGAAGTGCCTGCCCCAGAGGGAACGCACGTACTTGTAGAGATGGACAACATGAGTATCGTTTTAGATGCTGACGGCGTTGTCATTGAAATCATTGAGGCAGTTGCGCAAAGCAAAGAAGAAAACGCAGCCGAAGGCTCGGAAGTATTCAGTAAAAAAGCCCTTGAGCATTTCGCTGAGATTTCACAGGTGTCTATGTGGTCAATGAATGTCGACCAAGAAACAATTGAAGTTGGCACAAAACTTACCTACTCTTATACATACGGCGAAACAACCGATGTTTACACACTATCCGCAGGTGAATACCAAGATGCTAACGGCCGTCGTTTCTTGGTTGACGCTAACGGAGTAGTACAAATGTTCCTAGAAGCATCACCAGCGGCACCCGCCGAAAGCTCTGACGAGCAAATGAGCGCGGCCATTGCTGAGCTGAAAGCGACTAACTCAAACCTATTTGCAGCCGCTAAGGAATTGCAAAGCGTTGTTGAGTTAATGAGCGCTGAAAATGGAAAACTTAAAGAGGATTTGAGCACTCTAACAACTCGCTTCAATGCACTTGCTAGCAAGCCGTCTGATAAAGGCAGCGAAACGCAGCGCATAACGCGTGAAGAGAGCAAGTTTACAGCTCAACAAAAAAGGCTACTTGATGCCGCAAAACAAGAACGTAAATAATTTTTAAACCCCAAAAACAAACAAAAATGGCTTCTTTAAAATCCATCATTAAATCAAAGTTTGATTACGACGTATCAGACTTAACGGCTTACGTTGACGACCAACAAGCTGAATTAGTTACACGCTCAGTAAGCGAAGCGGTAACATTGAACTACATTCGCACTCAAGAAGGTGTGAAAGGTTCACAAGACATTAAATTGCTCAACGACGAAGTAATTTATCAAGCGGCTGACTGCGACATGACTGACCAAGGTGATACGGTCCTTTCTGATCGCAAAATCACAACCGTTGCAATCGGTTTCAAAAAAGGTTTTTGCAACAAAGACCTTGACGGATTCTGGACGCAATTAGCACTACGTCCGGGTGCAATGGCAGAAGATAAAGAACTCCCTTTCGAGGCTGCAATCACTGACTATTTGATGCGCTTAAATGCAGTTCAATTGGATAAATTGATTTGGCAAGGTAACACCTCAACAGGTACAGGAAACCTTCAATGGTTCAATGGCTTCAAAACCATCTTAACCGTTGCTAATGGTTGTGTTGATTTGAATCCTTCTGACATCACGTCAATTACCAACTCTAACGCTTACGACATTTTTTACGGCTGTTACTCAAACATGAGCGATGCTATCATGGAAAGCGACGAGAAAATCGCGTTTACTTCACGTGGTAACTTTGACAAGTTGATGAAGAACTTAGTTGACCTTAACTTTTTCCATTACTCACCTGCAGCTATCGCTGCAATGAATGAGGTCATCATTCCGGGTACTGACTTGACTGTGGTAAAAACACCAGGTCTTGCAGGCACAACTGAAATATTTGTTGGCAAGCGTTCACATTTCGTATTCGGTACTGATTTGGCGACTGATTCTGCATCATACGAATTGTGGTACTCACAAGACGACGATAAGCTCTACATCCGCTCTAAAATGCGCGGTGGTGTTCAGGTTCCGTTCACAAACGAAATCGGCGTGTTCAAATTACACACAGCCTAATCATTGAAATTCAAAGGGGAGGCAACTCCCCTTTATTTACTCACTTAAAATTTAAATAACTATGTCTTGTGGACTTACAGCAGGTTGGAATGATAGGATTTGTACTAACGGAAAAGGCGGTATCAAATCGGTTTTATTTTTCCTTCGCAGCCAAATTAGTGGCAACCCGACTAGGGCAAACAACGAAATTACTGCAATGACAGTAACAGGTGATACTTATCACTACAAGCTCAAGCGCGACCTTTCAAGCGCTACTTATCCACCGCGAGTCAATGATAACGGAGCTTTATTTTATGAAGAAACGCTTACAATGGTGCTCAATAATGACACTAAAGAATTGCGTTCTGAAATTCATTTACTTGCTCAACAAGATGATTTAGTCGCAGCGGTTGAAAAACGCAACGGCGATATTATCCTATTAGGATTTGACCAAGGCCTCCAAATGCGTGAAGCATCTGAGGCAGGTACAGGTGTAGCAGTAAGCGACCGCAATGGTCACACTTTGGTGTTTACTTCTATGGAAGATAACGAAGTGCCAGACCTTGCTAGCGGCGTATACCTTACATTGTTAGGTCAAGCAGTTTAATCAATCTGATTCACTAATCAAAAAGGCAAGGTTCACGCTTTGCCTTTTTTTATACCTTTGAAATCATGGCGAAAATTAGAAAAGAGTGCGTAGGCATTCAAATCAAATCAATGAAGCTAAACAAGTGGTTTACCATTCAAGAAGGGCAAGAACCGCTTTACAAGCAATTAGGATTTGACGTATTTGAAACAAAGAAAAAACCCGCGAAAAATGCTGATAGTTTACAAGGGGGAACCCAACCAAATAGTGGTAACAGCGACGGAGCTAGCAACTGAGTCAAATCCGATTTTTGTATTTGAGTTTACTCACCATCAAAGCACTGAGCAAGTCGGGCCCGTTGTGCTAAACAATGAAAGCCTTTCACCTGAGCGTTACGATGAGTTTATCATTGATGAGGGTGTAAACGTTACCTTTCCTTATACGGGCGACTACACTTATCGCGTCAAAGAACAACAGTCAGGCACATTATTAGAGGTGGGCAGGCTAATTGTAAAAGAAGCCAAAGCGGCCGATGACATTTACCAAAACGACATAACCAGCACCATATACGATGGAGAGCAAACCAATTAAGAACGTAATCGAAAAGGTCAATTTTGCCAAGCAAATGGCCAAGCCTGTTGAAGAGAAAGACAAGGGCGGCTTTGTGAAATGGGGCAAAAAAAATGATTGGCCTTTTTTCATTAACGAACTTCGCGAGGGCTCACCTGTGCATGGTGGTATCATAAAGAACAAGATTCGTTACATTTCAGGCGGTGGCATTGAAATCGTTTCGGGTAACTTGCAGGAATTTCTAGACAATCCAAATAGCGACTTTACAATTGAAGAGGTTGCCGATGCAATGACCGAGGACTACGAAGGCTTTGGCGGTTTCATTGTCAAAGGCACTTGGGATATGGAAGGCACTAAGGTTGTTAAGTGGGAAGCCTTGCCGATTGATAGCTGCCGTTTTTCTGAGAAGATTGATCGTGTTTATTTGTCCAATGATTGGAATGCACAAAATCAAAGCCTAGAGAAAACAGGTTACCGCGACTATCCGATTTACAACCCTGAAAACAAAACAGGTTCGTTTTTCTTATTCTACAAAGACCCTGTAAAGAAGAACAAAAAAGAGCTTGGAATCTATCCAAAGCCGCCGTATTTCTCAGGCATTTACGCAATTGAAACCGACTACTTACTCAATCGCTATAATAACTCACTTGTACAAAACAGCTTTTCGAGTGGCACCTTGATTACCATGACTGACGGCGTGCCAGAAACGCAAGAGGAAATAAACAAGGCTGTTGCACAGGTCAAGGAAAAAAGCGCAGGTGTTGACAACGCTGGCGACATCATTATCACATTTGCCGAAAGCAAAGAGCGCGCGCCATTGGTGCAGAACCTAAACGGCAATGACCTAGACAAGCGCTATGACCAAACGGGAAAAACTTGCCTACAAAACATTTTAATTGCTCACGGGGTGGTTAGCCCTACTTTGTTTGGAGTAATGCAGCAGGGCTCATTTAACGCGGCTGAATCAGCGCAGTTATTCGAGGTGTTTAAAAAGACTTACGTAATGCAGCGCCAAGAGCGCTTGAATTGGATGCTTAACTACATGGCAGAATTGAGCGGCTACGTTGGTGAATTAAGCCTAGTCGAAATCCAACCGATTGAAGACGCTACAAATGCGGCTGCGGTTGGTCCAACCGTTGTGGTAAATAACCCAAGTGGAACCGATGCAGCCGGCACAACAACCGAAGCAGCGCCAATTGAAGATGTTTCAAAAACCGCCCTTAACGGCGCTCAAATCGCCTCGCTTGTTGACGTAGTTGCCAAGGTTAAAACGGGTGAAATCACAGCCGATAGCGCCGCCGAAATTATTATAGCTTCATTCCCGTCAATTGATGAGGCCACAGCTAAGAAAATGGTGGGTATTGAGGCAGCAACGTTCTCAAGTTGCAAGCATTCGCACACATTCAGTAAAGAAGACCTTGAGGTATTCGGCGAGTTTGGCGATTCATTCGCGGATTTTCGGGAATTCGCACGCTTACCAATTGAATGGGATAGCCTAGCGACTGACGTGTTTACCAAGCATGATGAGGTATTCGCTACAATTGGCGAAATTTCAGCCGAAATGAAGGACATTGACAAGCAAATTTTGAGCTTATTAAACAATGGAGAGGACTCCAACGCCATCGCCGAGGCCACAAATACCACAATTAAAGACGTTGCTTTGTCCATTGCGCGCCTCAATGACTGGGGATTGATTAAAAACGGCGAACTTTCAGCGCTTGCCGAGCGATTAATTGATTCGGCAGAGGGCGAAATACCAGAGTTTGAAATCCGATACAGCTATCAGGTGCGCTCAGACGTTCCCGAGGCAAAGAGCGGAAGCCGTGAATTTTGCACGCAACTCATCGCTTTAAACAAAGCCTACACCCGAGATGAAATAAACACCATTTCAAGCCGTGTTGACCGCGACGTATGGAAATATCGCGGAGGTTTTTATACCAACCCCGACACGCAGGTAACAACACCTTGGTGCCGACACCTTTGGTTTCAAACAATCGTAACAAAGAAATAAGATGAAGTTTTTAGTATCAGTCGATGAGGTAAAGCGCCGAGGTATTGTGCATCAAAATGTAGACACAAAGCTAATCAGCATTGCAATCACGCGAGCACAGGACATCAACGTACAACCTGCACTTAATACGTGCCTTTATAAGGAGCTATTGCGCCGAGTTGAGGATAATGATTGGAACGCGAACTATCGCGAGCTGATGGACGAATACGTGTTGCCATGTCTTATCGCATTTGTTGACTATCGCGCGTGTGATTTGGTTACTGATCGTGTAATGAATCGCGGCACGGGTACTTTGCAAGACGCAAACTTCAACCCCATGAATGACACGGAGCGCAACCCGCTGCGCGACCGCTTGCGAAAAGATGCTTATTTTTACAAAGAGCGCCTTATCGGCTATTTGAAAGATGACAACGGCGTTAAATTTCCATTGTACACTAACTGCGAATGCAAGGACGAGAACGTAAAGCAAGAGAAAACGAGTTACCGAACCAATTGGCACTAAAGCCATTTAGAGCCTCACCGCGTAACATTGAAAAATTAAAGAAGTACCTGCATGGAAATGACAATAAACCAACTAGCAAAGGAGCTCGAGATAATAGCAATCGAGCATAAGCAAATCAACGGCTTTTTCTTTGGTGAGTTTTTCCAAGCATTTACGCAAGAAACGCCTGCGAGCTACCCGCTCATGGTTGTTACTTTGCTTCCGGGTAGCATATCAGAAAAAAGCGTCAACGTATCGGCGGCAATCACTATTTGCGACAAATACATAACTGACGACAACCGAAGTGTACAAGAAACACACAGCGACTGCCTGCAAATCTTACGCGACATTGACATCACGTTGCGCCAAGAGCGCTTTGAGGATTTAACAATCGCTACCTCACCTGCAACCGAGCCATTTGTCGAGCGTCAAGCGGATATAATCGCGGGTTGGACAATGAACTTGACGCTTAACATTTTTGACCTGCAAGATTGGTGCGCAATTCCTTTTTATAATTACGATTTTGAAAATGGAGATAGCTCTCCTGTTGACTCTTGCCCACCTGCATTGGTTGTGAATAGCGACGACACATATAGCGAGCTAGTCGAAGCAGGGCAAACACTTGTTTTGCCTGATACTGAAATCAGCGTAAGCGTTGACGACGGCACACCCGTAACACAACAAGTAAGCACATTAAGTAACGCAACAATAATAATTGATTGGCAATGAGTTTTGAAGTAATTATAAATAGTCAAATACAAGTATTTGCAAATTCTGCGGCTTTTCCTACAACGGGATTGGTTAAAACAATATACATCGATAAGAGCGATAATAGCGCTTACTATTGGAATGAAACTAGCACTTCGTATGAGCAATTAGGCGGCGCAACCGCTGGCGCTGTATGGGGTGCGATTACAGGTAACCTTGCAGACCAAACCGATTTAATCAATGCCTTAAATAACAAGGTTGACAAAGTAACAGGTAAAGGCCTTTCAACAAACGATTACACCACAGCGGAAAAAAATAAGCTCGCAGGTATTCAAGCGGGCGCCGAGGTTAATGTTAACGCTGATTGGAATGCCACAAGTGGGGATGCGCAGATTTTGAATAAGCCGACCATTCCAAGCGTAACAGATTTAGTGCCATACACGGGCGCAACGGGAAATGTTGATTTAGGTACACACAGTTTAAGTGCAAAAAATTTAAACGTAAATCACCCGAGCGGTAGTGGAGATGCTGCAACGATAACAAAGAGCGGCTCAGGCGAAGCGTTAAAAGTTGTAAAAACAAGCGGAAGCGGTAACGCTGCAAGCATCACAGGCGGTGTTACATTAT